GTGTTGACATAGTTCGTTTCTTTATATTGTATAAATATTGGATAATAAAAAAGTGAGGATTAACGCATCCTCACTCTTGGTGATTTCATCTTAGATTGTATTTTTTTATTCTCCTCAGCTTCTTTTTTCTTAAGGTCTACTAACTTTTGGAAGTAGAATCTTCTAAGATAAAGTGGCATCGAATAAACTTCATACCAAGTAAACCCATTACTAAATTGAACCATTTCCCAAATTTGGGTATGTAGTTGAATTCTATAATCAGTTGGAAGGGTAAAAAAAGTTAATCCCAAACGGGATATCTAGCGCCTCCGATTCGCCTGTAATATCAGATACAAATACATATCTCATATCCATATCTGGTGAAATTTCTTTTATATATGCTCTAAAAGATTTTGTATCTTTTGCTAAAAATGAATTTTGAATCCATCTATTAACAAAGCCTCTATCCGAATTACCATCAACAGATATAATCATATATCTAAAACGAGTAGTTACATCGGATGCCAAAGATGAATTTTTATTTAATCTTTCTAATGCCTGAACTTCTTTTGTAATCTCAACTTCATCCTTATGTGTTAATAATCTGAATTGAATTACTTTTCCATTTGACGGTAATGTGAATTCGTATAAATTATTAGAATTTAGTTTATCGAAATCCAAATCTTTTGTTTTTATTGCCGATAAATCAATTACCACTTGCTGTCTTTCTCCAGTAAATGGGTCATTTACTTCTACCTCATAATCAGCTCCATATCCTAAAATACGAGTTGCTAATAAAATAGCATTTTTATCACCAATATATACATCATCAATATTCAATCCAGGTTCAACAACAACTGATTCAAATAATCTATCCAAAACAATACCTTTTTTAATAAGATTTTGTGATGCTAGGATATCTTCCTCTTTAGCTGTCATATATTTTAGTTGAATAGTACCCTTTCTTAATGGGTGTCCTTCTGGATAAACTAATCCTTGTGAAGGTAATTCAATTGTTTCCGTTGGAAAATCGAATTGTCTTGGTGGTGGTACATTAGATACTTTTGGAGTTTCTATGTGTTCCGTATTTGCAATTTCTGCCATAACATTAATATTTTTAAGTTTGTATATATAAATACATAGATTTCAAAAAATTGAAATAAAAAAGGGATACCTTTTGAGTATCCCTTTTATTTTTTATTTTAATTGAATATTAGAATTCAAGAATTGCGTAATCGTAAGCCAATGTCAATTCGATTGTTGCTGGTTCGTTAGAATCAAATGCAACATCACCAAAATTTGCTTGTGAGATGAATGCACCTTTTAATTTCCACTGCTCAATCTTATCACCAACAGGACCTAACATATAGAAATCGATATCTTTCTTATAGAAATCAGCGTAGCCATCTCTACCAGTAATAGATTCATGTGATAAACGAACCCATTCCATCACCGATTGTGCACCAGATGGTACAATTGGGTCAAACAATGTAATTGTTATATCTTGCCATTCACCTTTACCTTTCAACTTTCTTTTTACGTTGATGTGGTCTAAAGTTATTACTTCAAATTGAATTGAAGGTCTTGCTGCCGCTTTAACTAAGTAAGATTGAATACCGTCAATTTCCATTACATAGCGGTTCTTCATCTTAGGTTCGAAGTTCGTATAGAACATCTTGTCAAACTCTAATATTTCTGCCATTTTATTGTTGCTTTTTTATATTAATAAATATCTACTTTTTGCTTTTCCATATTATGCTGAGAAACTTGCTCCAGTTGGTAAGATGTTGAAATCTATTACGATAAATTCCGCTGTCTTTGCCGGTTGTAAGAAAATCTGTCCTGCTAATATGTTTCTATCAATTACATCCGGTGTGTTGTTGGATTCATCCATCACCACTTTGAATGCGTATAAACCTTGTCTTTGTTGAACTGCCTCTAAATAAGGGTTCACAGTGTTTAAGAATCTAGCTCTAGTAGTTGCTGTGTTTTGTTCGAACACTAAGTAACGAGATGTTGAAGCGATAAACTTCTTAAGAACGATAAGTAATCTTCTAACATTGATTCTATCTAAAGCGGATGCCTTATCTTGCAATGTCTTCTGTCCGAATGCTACAATACCTTGTCCAGGGAATGAAGCGATTGGGTTTACTTTGTTCTCATAAAGAGTATCTCTTTCAGCATGTGTTAATCTATTTAGAACACTAATTGCTCCAGTGATACCACCTCTATTCAAACCAGCAGGTGCGAACCATTCTGCTGCTAATCTATCGTTTGCAGCGAATACAGCCGGCATCAATACTGATGGTGGAACTGAAAGAATTTTGTTAGTATTAGTATCCAAAGTTTTAACCCAAGGATAATAAGTTGCTACATAGTTTGAATCTACTGAATTTGATTGTGCAGTAGCTTCTGCAATTGATGCACCCACTCTATTAAAGTCTGCTATGTAGAAACAATCTTGTCTATCTTCAACCATATCAATTACCTTTGTAGTAACTGCAGGGTGTAATTCTCTAATAATACCTGGTGTTACAACCATATTGATATCATACTCATCAGCGTTAGAAATAGCGTTGATTGCTTTTGTATATCCTAAAGTACCATTTGATATTGAAGTTGCTAAGTTCAAACCTTGTGAGTTTGCTTGAGTCATATCAGTTCCTAAGTTAATTTTAACAGTAGGTGCGTTACCATCAAATCCATATTGGAATCCTAAGATAAATTGTCTCTTAGCCATATCCGTAGAATTAGAACCAGTCATTACATATGATAATTGTGAATCAAATGCAAATGCTACGTTAGCTCCGTTAAGTGCACCAGCAGGAATTGGTTTCAAATACATTTTGTTATCATCCGATACACCAGCTGTTTCAAAATCAAATCCACTATAATAAATTGGAGATGATGCTGTGTTACTAGCTCCAGCTGTTGAGTAAACAACAGGAGGTACATATGAATCTTCGTTTGTATTGTTTGTTTTTATTGGATTTGTATAAGCCTCATGTCCAAATGGTGCTGCTGATATTGGGTATGAACCAGCTGCTGCTACTTCAACTCTTACATATTTTGATTGGTTTGCCCAATCACCAAATTCAGTAATTTTACCACTATCATCAGTTGTATAATATCTATCACCAATTCTTCTACCAATGTAGTTAGTTGATGATGGGTCTAAGTTTACATTAGCAAATGTTTCTAATACAACTTTTCTCTTATCAGTATCATCAAATCTTCTGATAGTTACAGTAAATGTAGAATAGTCAGTTGCACCATCTTCACCAGCTGCTTTAACATTAGAGATAGCAACTTTGAATTTAGTGTTATATGCAGTACCATCACCGATTGTTACAAATTTGAAAAGGTCATATCTTTCACCAGAAATCAATTGAGAATCAACCATTGGAGTTTCAGCTTGTGCTGCATTTCCGTAAATTTGTGGTGGTAATGAAATACCTTCTACTATTGTTGCGTTATAAACAGAACCAGTATAAGTAGCCGCCATATTTTCAAAGAACATATAGCTATAAGCTTTTTTAGCTCCGAATGCGGATTCTCCAAACACATCAGCTATATCATTTGTAGCAGATGGTAAAATCGATGCCGATACATTACCATTAGTACCAGAACCAGTTATACCACTTATAGTAAATGAACCAGATGTTGTTAGACTTGATACCAATGTTGGTCCTACAAATCCAACTGCAGCATCTCCATTAGATGTTGAATATAGTGTTCCTACTATTTTTCTACCATTAATAGAACCGGATGCAACGATAGCGATACCGTTTGTTTGAGTATAGCCACCAATACCACCAACTCTTACGATGGTAGCTTGTCCAGCTTCTCTTAAATAATTTTGTACTGCATACTCCGTATAATATGTTCCATCAACTTTTCCGAATTTTTCTTCGAATTCAGCTTGTGTTCTTACGATAGTAGGTACGAATGAAGGTCCTTCTTTCAAAGGTCCTATGAATGCGGCTCCGATTTCGCCAACCCCTTGAGGTAGGAACGATAAATCGTTTTCTCTTGTGAATACGCCAGGTGATACAATTCTTTCTGCCATTTTATTTCTGCAATTTGGTTGTTATTGTAATTTTTAATGTAAAAGTACACATATAAATATAATGAAAATATCCAAAACATAAATTAAGTACTAATATGCTTTGGATATTTCAAATAAAGTATTTTTTATACTATAAAGGTCTCATATTTGGGTCAGGTGTAACTGAACCAGATAGAGAACCAGTAGACCAAGGAAACAATTCTGCATTAACA